ACAACTATGGCTATGATTGAGCAAGGCACAAAAGTTATGAGTGCTATTCACAAGAGATGTCATTATGCACAAAGAACTGAATTTAAATTATTAGCTAGAGTCTTTCAACTATACCTACCTCCCGAGTATCCTTATGACGTCACAGGAGGACAAAGATTTATAAAACAAACAGATTTTGATAATAGAATAGATATCATACCTGTATCTGATCCTAGTATTTTTTCTATGTCACAAAGAATACAAATGGCTCAAGCTCAATTACAACTAGCACAAACTAATCCACAAATTCATAATACCTATGAAGCTTACAGAAGAATGTATCAAGCGCTTGGTATACAAAACATCGATGCAATTTTACCTCCACCAGCAAGACCCATGCCTAAAGACCCTGTAATAGAAAATGCTGAGTTACTAAACAAAAAAACTGCAAAAGCATTCCCTGATCAAGATCACGTAGCTCATATTGCTACACATAGAGCTTTTATGTCTTCAGTATTAACAAGAACTATGCCTGATGTTTTAATTAATACAACTTCACATGTGTTAGAACATGTGTCTCAACTCGCTATAAAAAATGTAATGGAGAAAAACAAAGAAAAGTTAGAGCAAATTGCTGAGCAGTTTGGTGGTCAAGTTCCAGAGCAAGTGCAAATACAATTACAAAATTTATTAAACGAACAAATAGCACAAGTTCAATCTGAAATAATGAATCAACTCATAGCAGAAGAACAAGAATATTTAGAGGGCACAGGAGAAGATCCTTTAGTAGATCTTAAAAAAGAGGAGATAGATATTGAAAGACAAAGAGTTATGGCTGATGCAATGGCTAAACAAGCTAAAACACAAATAGATATGGCAAAATTAGAGCAGAAAGCTATGATTGACGCTGCTAAATTACAGCAAACTGCAGAATTAGCTGCACAGAGAAACAACATACAAATGCAAAAATTAAATGCCACTCGCCGTAGGTAAATCTCAAAAGACAATATCTAAAAATATTAAGATGTTAAAAAAAGAGGGTAAACCGATGAAACAAGCAGTTGCCATAGCATTATCTAAAGCCGGTAAGAAAAAAAAGAAAAGAAAAAGAAGTTGATAAATCTCAAATTGTGTCCATAATACTTATATGGAAGCACCACAAATAAATAAAATTGTAGACGATCTAATAAATTACGCTTTTCAAGACAATTTTTCTGAGGAGGAAAGAATGGTTGTAGCATCTTTGTTTATGACTGCTGCACAAATGATCTATTTACAAACAATGGGCGAAAGTGGTAAGAAGGTTTTTGAGAATGATAAAGATAACATGCTCAAAGAGAAAAAACCAACGTTACACTAAGAGGTCTTATGAAATTTAAACAAGCAAAAATAGAAACTGTAAAGTCAACAAACCCTTTTCCTAACCCTACTGTCGCTGACACAGCTGCTGTAACTATGCCAGCATTTGTTGTAAAAGATAATAAAGGTCCGGGTCCAAAAGGGCAGACTAGCAGGCAACAAATCAAAAAAGTTGCATTTAAGGGCGTAAAGTAATAAAACCCTCATAACAAGGAGGTTTCTATGAAACTTTTAACAGATCTATGGGATCATTTGAAAGAATGGTCTGATTGGAGCATGAAAGACTGGATTAAAGCTGGAATTGTGGCTATAATCGTAATCATATTAATTGGAGCAATATAAAAAGAATTTATGGTATGGCAATTACTAGCAAAACCACTTCTTGGCGTCGTCGCTGATGGCGTCAAGGGTTTTGTCGAAACAAAAAAAGCAAAGCAAGAATTAAAACTTACTGAAATTAAAGCTACACAGAAACTTAAAGAAGATCAAATTGCCGGTAAAGTTGCATGGGAGCAAAGTGCAGTTGATCAAATGAAAGGAAGCTGGAAAGATGAGGTAGCATTAATTGTCCTACTACTTCCAGCAGTTTTAGTATTCACGCCCTTACAAGAACATGTGCATCGTGGGTTCCTCGCACTGCAGGACCTGCCGTCGTATTATCATAATTTGTTGTACATTGCGATATCTGCCAGCTTCGGCATCAAGGCGGGATCTAGTGCAATAGGTCTGTTCAAGAAAAAGTGATATTAAAACATTACTTAAAATATTTTCAATCAGCTTTCTCAGACAAACTTTGTGATGAAATTTTAGCATACGCACTTACAAAAAAAGATTCAGTCGGTACAATTGGTTCAATAAAAGATCCAAAACTTGAAGAAAAAGATTTACACAAAACTAGAAAATCTAATGTTGTTTGGTTAGACGATCCTTGGATATTTAAAGAAATTGAGCCTTATATAAACTTAGCCAATAAAGAAGCTGAGTGGAATTTTGATTTAAAATATTGTGAGGCTTTTCAATTTACTAAATATGATGGTTCAAAAAAACAGCATTATGATTGGCATGAAGATCAATTTTGTGAGCCAAATGAAAAAGGATTTGTTAGAAAGTTGTCTATGACTATTAGTTTAGTAGATGGTTCTATGTACAAAGGAGGAGATCTAGAATTTGACCTAAGAGACGGTAAAGGTGAAAAAACATCTAATGTTAAAGTTTGTAATGAAATTAGACCAAGAGGATCTATTGTTGTATTTCCATCATTTTTATTACATAGAGTAAAGCCAGTAACTGCTGGCGTGCGTTATTCACTAGTAGTTTGGAGTTCAGGGGTGCCATTTAGATGAAAGTAATTAGACAAGCATTATCTAAAGAATTAACTGATTTTGTATATTTATATTTTTTAACTAAAAGAAAGGTAGCTTTATATTTTTTTGAGTCAAAATACATATCTCCATTTGCAGATGAATGGGGACGTTGGGATGACACTCAAGTTCCAGATACGTATTTTCACTATAGTGATTTAGTTATGGAAACTCTTTTACAAAAAATGAAACCACTAATGGAGAAAGAAACTCAAACTAGTCTTATTGAAACGTATTCTTGCGCTAGAATTTATAAAAAAGGGGATGAACTTAAAAAACATATAGACAGACCATCTTGCGAAATATCTTGCACTTTAAATTTGGGAGGAGAAATGTGGCCAATATTTTTAGATGGTGAAGAGATTTTGCTTAATCCAGGTGACATGTTAATATATAAAGGTCACGAGACTGAGCATTGGAGAGAGCCCTTTACAGGTAACAATTGTGCTCAAGTTTTTTTGCATTATAATGAGATAAATGGCAAATTTAATGATACTAATAAATATGATGGCAGACCTTTTTTAGGTTTACCGCAGTGGTTTAAGGAAGATAATGAAAAAAAATAAAATAAAAAAAGTTAAAAAAGTAGTTAAAGCGTTAAAAAAAGCATCGAACACTCATGCAAAACAAGCTAAAACACTACAGAAAGTTATTAAAAGCAAATGAGTTACGAAGAATTATCTAAATCAGTAAAATTAAGTGAAGGGTTCAGAAATAAAATTTATCAAGATACCGAGGGGTTTGACACTATAGGCTGGGGCCATAAAGTTGTTCAGGGAGATCCTTTTGAGCCAGGTGTAGAATACACTGAAGATGATTTACAAGCAGTATTTGATAAAGATTTAAGTAGGGCTGTAGCTCAAATGAAACAATTATTAATAGAGAATGGCATTGATGAAGTGCCAGAACAAGCTCAACACGTCTTAACTGAGATGTGCTTTCAACTTGGTAAAACAGGCGTTGCTAAGTTTAAGAATATGTGGAAATGCCTGCAGCAAGACAATTTTATTGGCGCTAGTTATGAGATGCTTGATTCCAGATGGAATAAACAAACTCCAAATCGATGTAAAAAATTGTCTGATAAGATGAAATCATGCGGTTAGAAAATTTTTTTACAGCTTACAAAAAACAATTAATTGATAGACAAAAGGCGGTCGAAGAGTCTATAACCAGTGGACTGTGTAAAGACTGGTCGGATTACAAATATTTGACGGGTAAGAATGCAGCATTAAAAAACGAGATACAGGAACTCACGGACCTGCTAAAGAAAACGGAGCTAGAAGATGACGACTAAACCAAAACTTATTGTCCCAAAACACATATGGGATGGTAAAGCTGCTGCTAAAGCAAAGAGTGAATTAGAAAAAGTGCCAGAGCCTTGCGGGTACAAAATAGTATTATTTCCATTAAAATTAGATAAAAAAACATCATCTGGAATTCATCTTACAGATCAAACTGTAGAGGAATCACAGATATCAACAAACATTTGTAAGGTTTTAAAAATGGGTAGCGATTGCTATCTGGATAAAACAAAGTTTCCTAGTGGTCCTTTTTGTAAAGTTGATGACTGGGTTATCATTGCCAAGTACGCAGGTGCTAGAATCAAGATTGATGGCGGTGAGCTACGTATAGTCAATGATGACGAAATAATGGCAAAGGTAAGAGATCCTAGAGATATATTACCACCTAACTTATTATAAAATTGGAGAAACCTATGCAACCACAACCAAATACTGAAGATAAAAAAATGGTTCCTCTAGACACATCAGGTGAGTCTGTTGATGTCGAAATAAAAGAGGAAGATAAAAAAGAGTCTGATGTTCAAGTAACTCAAGAAGCAGCTCCTGCTGAAGAGCCAAAGAAAGAATCTAAAGAACACGATGAGTATTCTAATAAAGTTCAGACTAGAATTAATGATTTAACAAAAAGATGGAGAGAAGAGGAGAGAAAAGCAGAAGCTGCTTTACAATATGCTAAATCTGTAAAAGCAGAAAATGATAATCTTAAAACTCAAAAAGATACATTAGATCAGTCTTACATAAATGAATTTAAAAACAGAGCTGCTGCTGAAGAAAAACAATTGCAAAATCAATTACAAGAAGCTTATCAGGCTCAAGATTTTAAAAAACAAGCAGAGCTTCAAGCAAAACTTACTGATGCTGTTTTGCAAAGACAGAGGGCAGAATTAACTTTAAAAAATAAACAAGTAGAGGCTGAAAAGCCCGTAGAGGAAAAACCTGCTCCTAATTTTCAAGCTACACAACCACAACCAGCGCCAGATCCTGAACCAAGTGAAAAAGCAAAAGCATGGGTGGCAAAAAACAAATGGTTTGGTAATGGCACAGCTGATGAACATGATTTAAT